GATCGTATAGGACTGGCGCACAGCCGAAGGATGACCTTGGTGGTCTGGCGAAGTTCAATTAGAGGAGTGTTGGGGAGGAGTGGAACCGTAACCACTCCTCCCTTAATCCTATGCCTCTAACCGCTACTGACTTGATGAACGCTGTCGCGTCGTTTATGCAACGACGGCCAGACGATTTCGTCCGGAATGGATTTGACGCGCTTTTGAGAGCTTGCAATAACGCGCGCCTCTATGCGGAGCGTCAAATCGACTTCGAGCTTTCGCGGGTTAGTGTGACAGTCCCGAATGTTGACTTGAATAACGGAGGTAGTCTTGATAACGCAGTGCTTTACGGTACTATAACTCCTGTTAATGTAAAGAAAATCAAGCGCCCGTTCATCGCGTTTGGGTCGAATAGTAACTCCGTTCCTGTTGGTTTTTACTCTCGTGATTCATGGCTTAAGAGGCTGAAAAGATTATGGGAACAGGTGCTTCCGCCACAAACTGCTGCTGTTACGGTCCAAAGCCTTCAACAGTTCTGGACACGCGAGTTCGTTGCAACACTCCAGCCTTATGTCGTGATTCAAATGGCGAGGCAGGTGTATGTCGCGCCTGCCGATAAGCAGGCACTCGGACAAACTTTTAGCCTGGATTTCGATGTCTTGAAGTTTCTTCCAAATTATGGTTCAACGGTATTAACTGGAACGACATCGTTCGCACAGGACAACAAATTGATAAATACCAGTGCGAATTTTATCACTAGTCTTGTTAGGATTGGAATGGTGGTTAATAACACTACACAGGGCACTAGTGCAATTGTAACTGCTGTTGAGAGCACGACACAACTTGGTTTGAGTGGTAACATTTTTGACGCTGGTGAGAACTACTCTATTAACATCCCATCCGAGAACGATTTCCTTTTAGATAACTGCTTTGACTGGCTCATGTATCGCGCAATATGGGAGCTTAACTTTTTTCTAAAAGAAGACGAGCGTGTGAGTCTTGACCGTGATCTCATTAACGAATCATGGGAGGCGGTGAAGTCTTGGAACGAAAACTTAATTAACCTCGCAACCGATAATAGTGATTTAGCGTAACGTTATGGCTTCTTATCCACGAGTTACTCCAGCAACGTTAGCGAACTATCAGCCTGTTATTGACGACCCACAAGGTAGCGAAGATGCTAATAAGGTTTGGGAAGTGGATTTGCAGTCAAGAAGGTTTGCTTATGATTTTTTGAGTGATAAGTTTGACCAGTCAGCGGGTGATGTTCTTAAACCAGCCGCGCTTACTGATGTTTCGGTAGCAGGAAAAGTTAAAGGTTCGACGAGTAATAGCGGTACGCAACAAGGTATTGTTCAGGGTACAGTCTCGACTCCTGATCTTCGAGACGATGCAGTCAATGCTAATAAGATTCTTGCGGCAGCGGTTACAACGGTAAAAATAGCAGATGGCAATGTAACAAATGCAAAAATCAACGATGGCGCGGTTACGACGGCGAAGATTACGGATGCCCAGGTTACGACCCCTAAGATGGCGGCAGACTCGGTGGACGCGACAGTTTTGAAGGATGATGCGACGGGAGCGGTAGGAGCGGTTACGACAGATCACATTCGCTCGTTAGCCGTGACGCAGGCTAAGATTGCTAACGCCGCGATTGGCCCTAATCAGCTTTTCCTTGGTGGCGCGGCAGGACATATCCTTGTTGCGGACGGGTCATTGAAGTTTCAATCAGTGGCGATGTCTGGCGAAGCTACCATAAGCTCTGCTGGAGTGATTACGTTGGGGCAAAGTGGCGTTTCCGTTGTGGAGGAAAAAGCGGCGAATGGGGTTAGTGGAGGTGGTTCAACTGCTACAACATGGGTTACAAGAGGTGTTACCGTGCCGTGGGTTGTCAAATTCCAGACCGTTGCGAGCATGATTAACATCGCACTTGGTAGCGGTAAGATTAGCTTCGCAGCGGCAGGGGTGTATATCGTGAGGGCGCAAGCGAACGGATATAAGGTTGGCAAGAACGTTATCCGCATCAATCGTTTCAACTCGGGCAATATTTCACAAGAAACTTTCAATGGTACCGCGCAACAATGCCCTGCTGCGGCAGCAATCACGACACAATCTTTTGTCGAGGCGCGGTTGGTGATAGCGTCAGGGGATTACATCACAATTGAGCATTGGACAGAGTTGACAGAAGCGGTTGATGGATTTGGACTTGCGGTTGGTAGTGGTAGTGGTGACGAGATTCACTCAACAGTGGAGATTAGAAAAGCAATCTAGTGGCCACGACTCGTCAACCAGTCCTTAGTGACAACCTTCTTGGTGGGTTAGAGACATCCCTACCCGCTCATCTTCTTCGTCCAGACCAGTGGCGCACACTCCACAACATGCGCCATGATCCAGGATTGGTGCAAGTAGAGAAAAAGCGGGTTCATGCGATGTTTGATACCACAACGGTTTTGTGGATCGGGAGCATACCGAATCCTAACGCGCAAGGATATGGCAAGGTTTTGTTCTTAACGACTAATGGCCTCTACACTATCATTGGCACACCGCTAAAAGAGAACCTTGTCATTGATTCTAACTATCGTCGTTGGTCTACCTTCTTATACAACGGTTCACTCTACTACATCAATGAACTCAACCCTCTTCGTCGTAACGATGGATCAAGCGATGTCGTCCTCGCCAACGCTCCTAGTGGAAGGTACGCCGTGCTCTGGTACGATCACGTTGTGGTTGGATTTCCCACTTACAAAAATAGCATTTACCCAAACAGGGTCATGTGGTCTGACCTCTACAACTTTGGGTTGTGGGAGCCGGATGCCGCGAACGAGGCAGACCACTATGATTTCGTAGAATGGCAGAACACGGATTTTCCGTTCTGTGGCGTGACGGGGCTTGGTAAGCTTGGTAGCACGCTTTGGGTTTATACGCCGACAGCGTTGATTCCGATGGTGTATGTTGGAAAGCCAAAGGTGACGCAGGTTGTTGAGAGTAACATTATCGCGGGGATAGGGAATACGTTTCCGTGGTCTCTAGCGGTGATGAACAATGTGCATTTCTTCTTTGACGGCATAAGGAAATCGTTTTTCGCCTTTGATGGTGGCGCACCAGAGCCAATAGGAGAACCTGTGCGGCAGTACATGGTTGACAACCTTAGCACAAACCCTTCTCTCGCGAGTCGAATGTGGGCATCGGTGGACTTTCAACGTGGAGAGGTAATATGGCGCTTTGTATCGCGCGATAGTAGTGGACCGTTTGACAAGCTTGTGCGTTTTTCTTTCTGGTACAAACGATGGTCAACAGGATCGGATGAAAATGTTCACGCGTTTTGTGGACCAACGTTTCGAGTAAAAACGATGGCCGAGCTTGAGGGTAGGATGGATGCTTTAACGGGAACAATGTCAATGCTTGGCACTGATGGCACAGAGATACCGCGATTGTATGGCACAATCGGTGGTGATGGAACACCAATCGGTGTTGTGCCTGTTCTTGGCGAAGGCGGTGATGCTGTTGGTGAAGGCGGATCAGCTTTTGGAGAAACACCATGAGAAAAATTGTAACACTCTTTTTTGTTTTGTTTGTTCTATCGGCCAACGCCGCGATCATAACTAATGTGATGCGGCTTAGTGAATTCGGGACGACAAACTTCTTGAGTCCAACAGGGCTTGTTGCAGTAGCACCGTTCTTCAATGGCACGGACCATTTGAAAGCAATGCCTGCGGATTCGTTTTTGCGTACTGCGGGATCGAATGTGCTACTTGAGATAACGAACTTTGTCAAAACACAGGATACGATTATGTCGAATGGTGTTGTAAATCTGATAATCAACACAAGCAATTCGCTTTTTAATGTTAGTGTGCTTGTATCTAATGGTGTGATAAACCAGCTTATTGTGTTGAGCAATAATCTATCGTCAGCAGGTTTTGCGCGGCTTGAGGTTCAGACCAATTCCGTGCGCCTCGGCCTTGTCACGAACCTAAACTGGACCTATGGCATGACGGGTTCGGTTTCGAGCACAACGGCGATTCTTGGGGTGGACGACAGCTTTGCTAACAACTCGATCTCGAATTCGTTGTTCACGTTAATCAATGTTGCCAGCAACTTTCTGGCTACCAGTTCCATTGACGTAAAGACCAACCCAACCATGATGGTTTTGCAGGATACTCCAGTTTCAGGAAGCCAATGGTACGTCGGAACCAACGGGACGCCGGTTACCAACGACACTCGAAGCGGTTTCGAGGTGAATGTGAAAAGGCGCTCCATGAGGTTGGGAGAAGTGGCCGATGGCCTGCATCCGAGGAACTTTGGCGGGCAGGCAACGAATTATTGGAATGATACGAACCTGGGGCCGGTTAGCGTGGCTCTTGGGAGCAATGTGACGGTGAGAGCAGCGTTTGCCAGTGTTCTCGGAGGCGCTGTTAATCTGATTCTTTCAAATTCCACATACTCGGTTATTGGAGGCGGTTACAACAACCTTATTGATACCAACGTCGGTAGTTCGGTGATAGCTGGCGGCGGGCTGAACTGGATCAGAAGTCTAAACCTATCTCTATCTTCTGGAACTACGATCAACACGACGATTGGTGGAGGAAGCAACAACATTATCGGTGGGTCCAGTATCGACTTTCATAACTCGACGATTAGCGGAGGCGGCGATAATCTAATCGAAGGAGGCCAGAATTCTACTATTGCTGGCGGTTTCGATAATGAAATGCAAGAAGCGTGCGATTTCGGATTTATTGGTGGTGGAAATCAGAATAGGATACTTTCTAATGGTGCCAGCCCAGGTGGAGGTAATTATTCCACTATAGGTGGAGGTTCCGCGAATATAATCAGGGGAACATATGGGTTCATCGGCGGCGGAAACGGAAACAGTTTCTTCGGAGATGCCAGTGGCGTGGGAGCGGATTACAACGTGATCTGTGGAGGTGCCAGTAATAATATCGGGCAAGTAAATTCTCCGGGCAAGTTCTGCTTCGTTGGGGGAGGGCACGAATGTGATATTGACACTCAATCACATTACAGCGCCATTGTTGGTGGAGCGAACAATTCCATTTCCTCGAGTAGCACGAATTCATTTATAGGTGGCGGAAGATTCAATACTATCGGAGCCAACAAACCATTTGGAATGATACTTGGTGGCGAGCGCAATTCAGTGACAGGCAAGGGCAGCTACGCAATCGGGAACTCCAATACAGTGACCGCAGACTTTGCTGGTGCGATTGGCAATGGCATAAACATTACAACTGCCGGTCAGACTGTAATCGCAAACGTGTCCAGCTTCTCGACATCTGCCACCATTGCGGGTGCTGGCAACGGGAACACCAACTACACGCTGCAAGCTATTCAGGCCAAGATGAATTTCGGCTCCTCGAACGTGAACATCGTGGCTGTGATGCAGACGACGGTGGGACAATCGCAACGCTGGCGAGTGGCGATTACGAACGATTCCGTAGATACTTGGGGATTCAGCGCCTCGTCCACGACGAACCGCTGGTTTTGGCAAGGCACGTACGGCACGAATGCTCCGAACGTGTTGACCAACGACACGCGGCTTGTCATCGACGCGGAGAGCGAGGGCACGAATACTTGGGCAACATATAACTACTTCCGTCCTGCAAAATGAAAGAACGATTCTTTGTTTTAGCGATGTTTGTTATCGTGTTAACAGTACTACTACTTTCACGAGCTAAACCAGCATCAACCGATGTTTGGGGATACAATAGCATCCTTGTTTCTAGCAATGGGAATGGTATCTATGTTGCTGGTATCTGGGTACCAACATGCCGCGCTGGGGAGGTGGCATTAACGACGCTAGAAACCACAAAAACGATAACCTTTAGCTCGCCTATGCCGTCAGCGGTTAACACTAATTACTCGATTTCCTTTAGTCCGAGCTTGTTGACAACCACTTTTTGGAGCGTGAGGACTAGCAACGGTTTTACTCTCAATCTGAGTCTTGGAATAACAGGAACAGTAACCTACCTTGCTGTCGCTTACGATTGAACCATGCCAACATTCGGCGTCATTTTACGCGAGGAATCCTCGGCAGATATAGAAAGTGACCTTCTGCCAGCGGATGACCCGGTTTTGGAGTCCGGCGACATGCACTATGGCAATCTCAATGTTGTAAAAGAAACCGACTCCATAATGCCCAATGCTTCATGGGCGATAGGAACTGAGCTTTCGGTTTATGTCAACGGACGGGATTATTTGAGTGATGTAGTGGAGTGGACGGATTCTGATACTTTTGTAGGGAACTGGAAGCCGAGTCTTGAGGAAGGAAAGTTAACGTTCACGAAC